TGACACCTGACAAGTGGGTTCGTATCGCCGCATGGGTGGCACGGCACATGACAGACCTGGACGCTCCAGGCGCGAACCCTGAAAGTGACGACTATCCGACACCTGGCGTCGTCGCACATCTTCTGTGGGGTTCTGGCCCGTCGAAACGGTCAGCCCGCCGTGCGATGGAATATGCTGAGGGCGTGGTTGGTAGAATTGAACAAGAGAATCAAGACCGTAGCAGTGCAAAGGGTGAGGCAGTGAAAAAACTAGAAACTCGCACACGTCCAGTTGACTTCGAAATCCGTGAACTGGAGGACGGTGGCCTGAGGTTCGAAGGGTATGCGGCAGTGTTCAACAGCCGGTCTGAAGATCTGGGTGGGTTCACTGAGTTCGTGGCACCTGGAGCGTTCAAGCGATCGCTACGTTCCCGCAACGATGTGAAACTGTTGTTCGACCACAACCCAGCGAATGTGTTGGCGTCGACCCGTGCAGGCACCATGACTGTCGAGGAAGATGCCCGTGGTCTGAAGGTGACCGCTGATCTGGCCCCGACAACTTTAGGGCGCGACGTATCGGTCTTGGTGAAACGTGGCGATATAGATTCAATGTCATTCGGTTTCAGTGTTATCCGTGACTCATGGAACGACAACGGTACTGAGCGCACACTGAACAGTGTCAGACTCATCGAGGCAAGCATTGTGTCATGGCCTGCATATGCCGGTACCGCTGGCACTGTATCGGTTCGTGGCCTCGACCGTGTAGCGCGATCAGCCGATGTGGATGCTGACCAACTTGCTGACGCCATCCTGAAACTGGAAGAAGGCGCTGACATGTCCTCCGAGGATGTCGACCTGTTATCGAAAGTCATCGACAACCTGAAACCACAACAGGCAGAACCTGAGCCTGCACCCGTAGACACCAAGGCTGATGATCTACTGGCCCTGAAGAAGAAGAAACTAGAAATCCTGGAGTTGCTTAATGGCTAAAAAAGAAGACATTCGCAAGGCAATCCTGAAGGTCGCCGGTGACCCTGAGAACGGTGTTATCAAAGACCTGGCAGGTGCTATGGCTGACGCTATCATGGCGTTGGATGAGCCTGAGGTCAAATCATATGACCCAGTGAAGGAAACCCGCGTCATGAAAGCGCCAGAGAAGCGCTAGACGGGTTACCCTGCCGACTTCTCCCTTCTAGTCGGCAGGGTTCCTTCATGCCTAGGCGTGGTCGATGAGTTCGGTGTCAGGCAGTACTGGGTAGTCGATGACCGCGTGGACCTCGGCAAACACTGTCGAGAATGGTTGACGGCATTCTGAGGTGATACCGATGCCTGAGTATTCTCCAGCGATGGGTGAGTGCCATGAGTATCCTTCAGGCAGAACTACCTCCACCTTGGTGTGTGGATGGTTGCAGTCCTCACATGTGACGTAGGCGATGCTGACCTCAGCGTTCTGTGTCTTGGCCAGGTCGAGTAGTTGTTCACGTGCGCTTGTCATGATGGTCCCTTCTTTGCTTTCTGTCATGTGGTCGATGGCACTGAAGAACGTGTCGACCACTTTGTCCATTTCGTTGAATGTGCTGTTCATCATCCCTCCAGGATGTCGTCGATGTCGAAGGCGATGTGAGCGTTCTTGATTGCGATGTGGTTGCCGTCAGCGTCGATGACGGTCGCCGTGCTGAGGATCATGTCGCTTCCCCAAGCCTCCGACTGGAGGTCAGTGATGCGATAGGTGTGATCTTCGGTGAGGCCTTGGCCTCCGATATGGCAGACACGGTCCCAGAGGGACCATGCCTGTTCGGTTGCGGTAGTCATGGCCTATTCAGCCTCCTCGTCAGCGAAGCAATCAGTGCAGACGATCATGTCCTCTTGAGGCCAGCCAGCGTTGTCGGCACCACACTCATCACATTGGAGTGAGATTGTCTTGAAGGTTTGCATTTGGTGTTCCTTTCTCTCTGATGACTCTACTGTATATGACTAGACACACAGATGTCAACTACATATGACAAGAAATCTGACGCCAACCACACACCACTGTCTACAATAGAAACATCGGAAGTTCGTTAGCGATGCCGAACGGTTGAGCGTCATCCGCCACCACACCCATATCCATTCCAACCATTGGAGAAATATCAATGTCTGAGTTCATCAAACGCTCAGAGGAAACCCGTGCGAACCTAGTCATGCAAATGCGTGACGTCATCGACTCTGTCGAGGCTGAGGGACGTTCGATCGACTCTGAGGAATTGCGCAAACTGGATAACCTTGAGGCTGACTACCAGCGCCACTCTGAGGCTATCGAGGTTGCACGTCGGAACGAAGAACGCGCCATGGAAGCATCCGTGGCCGCCGGTTCGTTCATGCCCAAGGAAGAGTCCCGCAACGCCGGTGACATTTTCCGTGCAATGGGACGTGGTGAGGTTCGTGAACATAACTTCGGTTTTGAGTCACGCGCAACCCTGGTTCCTTCTGCCAACACTGTTCCCGTCGACTTCCTCGATCAGGTATTCCTCAAGGCACGCCTTGTCGGACCTTACCTTGAGGTTGCTGACGTAATTCAGAGGTCATCCGGTGCAGACTTGCGCATCCCTGTGATGACGGCCTACAGCACCGCCTCGGAGTACAGCGCCGGTTCTGCTATTGCAGAAAGCCAGCCCACGTTCTCCAGCCTTCTGATCCAGCCCACGAAGCAGGCGTTCCTGAGTTCGATTGCGAACGAACTGCTCATGGACGCTGGATTTGACATCGAGGGAACAATTGCGGATCAAGCGGGCAATGCAATTGGTACACGTGCCAATGCCGTTATCCACGCCGCCGTGACTGCAGTTGCCGGTAGCGGAATTACGGCAGGAACGACCAATGCCATAACAGCCGACGAACTTCTGGAATTGGCCTTCTCGGTCGATGGAGCAGTTCGTCGCCTCGGTTCGGCCGCCTACATGGTGTCCACCTCGACCGCCGGTGCAATCCGTCGCCTCAAGGATGGTTCTGGAGCATACGTGTTCGAACCCATCACCGGAGGGAACGGGGTCAACGGTGGAAGCAACGCTACTGGAAGCATCCTCGGATTCCCCGTGTATGAAAACGCGGCCGTTGCAAACATCGCCACTGGGACCAAGCCGGTCTTCTTTGGCGCATGGGATCAGGTGAAGGTTGCCACCACTGGTTTGGATGTGGCCACTTCTGTGGACTACGCCTTCAACCAGGATGTGACCACCTACCGGTTCACGTACCGTCTGGGCGCGGCAGTTACTGACGCGTCCCACATCAAGTACCTCGAAATGGCCTAGCCTTTCGACACTGCAGAAACCCTCGCCAGTCCCTGTGATTGGCGGGGGTTTTCTGTATGCTAGGCGTCATGGCAAAACATGAGAGAATTCCGAACGCCGCCCTCAGTCTTATCAGCAACACACCTGGCACTACCACTGGTTACGGTGTGCAAGCCCAGTACTTGGTCGACCGTCTAATGCGACACGGTGTGCGCACGGCCGTGCAATCCAACTACGGTCTTGAGGGTCTGTTCGACAAGATACGAACCAAACACGGTGACGTGATGCATTATCCGAAGGGGTTCAAACCGTACAGTGACGATGTCATCCCCATCTGGGCGAAAGACTGGGAGGACAAGAACCCTGGCGTGAACCACGCGATCATGACCTTGTATGACGTGTGGGTGTACAAGAACCTGAAGTATGACGGCCCCATCATCGCCTACGTCCCACTAGATCACATCACTATCCCACCGATGGTGAAAGAGTTCCTGCAACGTGACAACGTCACACCTGTGGCCATGTCACCGTTCGGCAAGCGCATCATGGAGGACCGTGGCATCGAGTGCCACTATGCCCCACACGCGTTCGACGCGAAGGTGTACAAGCCGACGTACAAGGTGGATGGTGTTCCGACACGTGAGTTCATGGGCCTCACTGATGACCATTTCTTGGTCAGCATCGTCGCGGCGAATAAATCCAACGGCATCCTGCATCGTAAAGCACTATCCGAACAGTTGTTCGCATACTCCCTGTTCAAGAAGAAGCACCCTGAGGCGCGACTGTACCTGCATATGGAACCGTCTGCCGTGTTCGGAGGGTTCAACATTCCACGCCTACTCGAAGCGATTGGCCTGGATAAGAACGATGTCATATTCCCTGACGCGACCCTGCTACGTGTGGGCTACCCTGCAGAACATCTGGCCGCGTTCTACACCGCGTCAGACGTCGTCATGAACGTCACCTACGGTGAAGGTTTCGGTGTGACCAGCATCGAGTCACAAGCGTGTGGTGCCCGTCTGCTCACATCATCCTGGACCGCGTCACCTGATCTGGCAGGCCCAGACTCTTACCTTTGCGATGGCGAACCGCTATGGGACGAACCTCAGGGCGCGTTCTATATGCGACCCACACTGTCGTCGATGGCTCAAGCGTTGGAGGCCGTGTACGAACAGCCACGTGGTATCAGTCACGTCAACATCGAGTTCGCGAAACAGTTCGAGGTGGAGCATGTGTGGGACACCTACTGGTTGCCGTTCTTCATGGAGTTCTACGGTGAAACTTTCCCAACTCGCTGACATCCATGAGGGTGAAACCATCTGGGTATTCGGCTCAGGTGCCTCAGTGCAGTTCCTTCATCCAGCATTCTTCGATGACAAGGTCTGCATTGCAACAAACCTGATCGCGGAACAATTCCCACTGAGGGACTACTACCTGTTCACTCACTATCACCCAGCCGTCAAGCGACATCTGAATGACCCTGGGATGGTGTTGGCTGTTACCCATGACCTGTGTTCGACACGCTGGTCATCATCGTATGACTACGGTGAAGGGGAATGGTGCTTCGGTAATCCCCAACCTAGCAACATCGTCATCAATGAGTTGACGTTCAGGGAACCCATTGGGTCATCCTTTAACCCATCACGACACAACAGGGATGGAGAACTAGTGTTCGGTTCGTCATCTATCCACGGGTCTATGCATCTGGCCGCACACATGGGTGCCAGGAACATCGTGTTGGTTGGTGCTGATTGTGGCACCATCGACAACATGCACAGGGTCAAGGGATACCCTGCCGGTCACACACCATGGCAGTTGTACGACAACCATCTGATCGCGATGAAGAAGTGGTTGGGTGAGAAGTATGGGGCAAGGGTGTACTCACTGAACCCGTTCGTGAACTTCAACCTGGAGGGTCACAAGTTCCAGGGAGTACATGATGCTCCCTAACCTGATTGTGCCAGTGCTGAACCGGTATGACCTACTCCAGCGCATGTTGGACTCGATTGACTTCCCCGTTCGCGATCTGCTCATCATCGACAACGGTGGAGAGTTGGACACCGTCGCCTTCCCTAAACCTGTGTTGAACAGTCACGTGTTGTCTATGCCGTCGAACCTGGGTGTGGCAGGTTCATGGAACCTGGGCATCAAACTGTTCCCACATGACAGTGTGTGGACATTCGCGTCGAACGATTGCTGGTTCGGTCCAGGTGCCCTTGAGCGCCTTTCACAGGCCCGTAGAAGCGATGTAACGACGTCTGACACCTTTCCCTACTGGCAGGCGTTTGCTATCGGTGATGAGGCGCTGACGGCGATGGGTCTATTCGATGAGGCTATCTACCCTGCCTTCATGGAGGATGTGGACATGATAAGGCGTGCTAATCATCATGGTGTGCCTGTTCGGAAGGTGCCGTTCCCTATCGGCCATGACAATAGTTCTACGATTCATTCTGATCAGCGTCTGATGGAGTTAAATCATCGGACTCATGGTTCGAACCGTAGATACTATGACGACAAGGTGGCGCGTGGCGACTTTGGACCTGGAGGCTGGTCACTGGAGCGTCGCCGTGAGAACGCTTGGGATAAATGAGAAAGGCCCC